TTACAACATTAACTGGTAGTGGTGGCGGTGGTGGCGGTGGTTCTAATTCTATTGGGGTTGGCGGTGGTGGCGGAAGTGGAACTAATGGAACAATAAATGTTGGTGGGGGCGGTGGCAGTTGGAGTGGTGGAAATTCTATATTAGGTGGTGGTGGTGCATGGGGTGTTAATAATGCAAATGGAAATTCAGGCAAGGCTTATGGCGGTGGCGGTGGTGGTGGTGGTGTTTCTGGATGTGGCAGTAGTGGTGCGGCTGGTGCTGCTGGTGTTGTAGTGTTTGAATGGTAATAGGAAAATAAAATGACAACTCAAAACTATTTAGTAGTAGAAAACAATGTAGTCACAAACATTGTTGTATGGGATGGTAATACACAAGATTGGACACCTCCAGCAGATGCGACAATGCTAATTCAAGACACAACCCCAACAATGGTTTGGAAATTATCTGCTGACAAATCTACTTTTGTTTTAACAGAACAAATAGGTGCTGGTGCTATTGGATTTACTTGGAATGGTAGTGTATTAACAACTAATGAGCCACAACCAGCACCTCCAAAAGACCAACCAATAGCTAGTGGAACTACAACTGCATAATGGTTACTCATATAGGAACTGCCCATAGCTTTACTTATGATGGGGCACAATTAAATATTTACCATGCAAATAAAGGCGAAGGCTTGCCAAAGCATGAACATATTTATAGTCATGCAACTATGTGCAATAGCGGTTCTTGTTTAGTAAGCCTTGAAGGTCGTAGCTACACAATCAATAAAAATAGCCAACCTTTAAATCTTCCTGCTGGTGAATGGCACGAAATTGAAGCATTAGAAGATGATACAGTATTTGTAAATGTATTTGCAGAAGGAAAGTATTAGGTCATGGATCTCCAAACACTAATTAACACCGTATTGCCACTAATTTGTGTGGCAATTGGATGGTTCTGCAAAGAACTTTGGAATGCAGTTCAGGAGCTTAAAGATGACGTCTCCAATTTGCGCAATCACCTTTCGGATAACTATGTTCGCAAAGATGATTTTGCAAGTCGCTGGGATGAAGTTTTAAAAGCGGTTCATCGTATTGAAGACAAGCTAGACATTCTTCGTGATAAATAATGAACGATATTCTAAAACAGCTGTTGACCGGTAAAGATAACACAACCTATGATATTGGCCGAGTTACTTGGCTTATTAGTTTAACAGCCGTTATTGGATTGGCTTTTTACGAGGTGATGCACAACACCGTTAGTATTCGTGAACTTGCCGAATCCCTTGGAATTGTCTCAGCTGCAGGTGGTGCCAGTGTGGCAATGAAGTCCAAAACAGAACCCGATCAATAATGTTTCCATTACCTATATTTACTTATGTCAAAATTGGATTATTTGCTACACTTTTATTTTTGGCTGGCTATACTGGCTTTAGCTTGGAAGCTGCGCGATTCGATCGCTACAAGGCGAGCCAACAAGCCCTCACCCAAACGCTCCAGGAAGAACACCAAGCCGCCGCAGACCAAATAAGGAAAGATAAAGATGCTCAAATTGCTACCATCAATAACAGCCTCGCTGATGCTCTTGTGCAGCTGCGCAGCCGTCCCAGTCGCGCCCAAGACGCCGCAAATGGACAAGGTGGAACTGGGCTGTCCCTTTCTGCCGAGGATGCAACTTTTCTTGAGCGGGACGCTGCCAGAGCCGACGTGCTCCGAAGCGCCCTCTCAGCCTGCTACGCCCAATACGACTCACTAAGTAAATAACCCCCAATTTGCGTATTAGTGTAAACTGACGCAAAGTAAGGAGCAAAAATGAATAAGAAGCTATTTTTGGTAGTATGGTTGTTCACGTTGGTTTGGGTAGTTCAAAACCTACAGATAACTAAAACAATAGAACGAGACATTGTGGCAATTACAGAATCAACATTCCAGTTTATTACCAACTTTGAGGGTAAACGCAATAAAGCGTACCGTGACTCCAAGGGCTTATGGACTATTGGCGTTGGTCACCTCATAAAAGCCGATGAAGAGTTCCTAAAGACCATTACCCTGACAGACTACGACGTACAAGAGCTATTTAAACGCGATTTAAAGTGGTGTGAAGAGGCTGTAGACGAGTCGGTAAGGGTACCCCTTAACCAGAACCAATACGACGCCCTGTACAGCCTGTGCTTTAATATTGGCGAGACTAACTTTAAAAAATCCGAAGTAGTCCAGCATATTAACAAAAATGACTTAAATGGTGCGGCAAATGCCTTTTTAAACTGGGCAAACCCACCAGTATTAAAAACCCGTAGGAAAAAGGAACGGGAGTTGTTTTTAAGGGCGATTTAGCCCTTTTTAGCGTATTAGTAGATATAAGGGCTGATCACCCGTTTAACCAATAACCTCGAGGAAACCATGGACGATTTCAAAAAACTACCTAAGATGCAGCACTTCAAAGAAGGCGGCTCTGTACAACGCGAAGTAAAGAACTTCACTAAACGTGACCGTAAGTCCGTGGAAATGGCTGACACAGCCCAAGATAAAAAGATTGTTAAAAAAGCTATTGGTATGCACGATAGCCAACAGCACGAAGAAAAGACCGACTTGTCTGGCCTCAAAAAAGGTGGCCGCGCTAAAAAAGAAGCTGGTTCAGTTCGTAAGTATAAAACTGGTGGTAGCGTAACCAATGTATACGAAGCCAAAAAATCATCTGGTGACATTGACAATATCAAAAAAGTAAAAGACATCAAGCCAGCTAAAGCAGCTGCCCCATCTAAAGCAGCCACAAAGCCAAACTTCAAAGGCTCTGACGTAGCTAAAACAAACAAGCTCCCAGCTGGTGACAAAGACTCAATTAAAAAAGTACCTCCAACTGGCGACAAAAAAGCCGCTGCTAAATCTGGCGCTAAAGGTGGCCCTAATAAATACAAGACTGGTGGCGGCGTTAAGAAAATGGCTGTTGGTGGTCCAGCACTACAAGACCTTATGCAAGCCAAAGAACTTGTGCGTTTAAGAAATGCCCGTAAATATTTAAGCCCAGACCAACAAGGTCAATTTGCTGCCGGTGAAATGCAACAAACCCCCGCAATGACTGGCTTAGGTCAACAAGCTCCAGCACCAGCTCCAATGCCTCCTGTGCAAGCTCCGGGCGGTACAAGCCCAGCGGGAGCCATTCCAGCACAAAAGCGCGGTGGTAAAGCAGGTAAGTGCTAATATGCCGTACAAATCTGAAAACCAGCGAGCCGCAATGTACGCTGCAGCTGCTGGCAAATCAACCCTTGGTATCCCTAAAAAGGTTGCCAAGGAGTTTATCAAAGCTGGTCCAGCTTCAAACAAACTACCAAACAAAGTAACTAAGCGAGCCGCTGGCCGCGGAAGGTAACATGGCTTATAGCAACACCACTGGCCAGACAACAATCAATGTCGACCAGTTAATCTCCTACGCGTTCCGTGATGCAGGTAAAACTGCAGAAGAAATTACGCCTGAGTACATTCAAGCAGGTAAACAGGCTTTATTTTACAATTTACAAAACCTGTCTAACCTTGGTGTTAATCTTTGGCTTTTGGAAAACCAACTGTATGGCGCTCTTACACAGCAACAACAGCTAGTACTCCCAAAGACTACTATTGACGTTCGTGAGGCTAACTGGGTTTATATCCAGAACATCCAAGCCTCTTCATACCTCCCAATTGCTAATCCAACATCTCCAGCTGCGTTTGATTTAAGCCCAACGCTATCCACAGTGGCGGATACCACTGGATACGCAAACTACTTTGGTTCTACCTACCAGCAGTCACAGAGCGTATATTACGTTGGTTGGAATGCTTACGCACCAAACACAACACAGACCTATAACCTAGCGTTTGAGTACAGTGATGACGGCATAAACTGGTTCTTAAAAGAACAGTTCCCAGCCATCACAATGAGTGACTACCAGTGGCAGTACTATAATATCTCCACCACTGAACCACATCTCTACTGGCGCTTGCGTGAGACTGTAGCATCACACTATTCTGTTCGCCAGATTGTGTTCTCTACCAGTCAGCAAGTTATTCCTTTAGCTCGCTTAAACCGCGACGATTACTGGAATCTCCCAAACAAACAATTCCCATCTGTTCGCTCTTTGCAATATTGGTACGATCGTACAATTGAACCATCAATGTACCTCTGGCCAGTGCCAAATAACCCCTATCAAATGTTCCAATTAGTTGTTGAAAAGCAAATGGAAGATGTGGGCTCTTTGACAAATCAAATTTATGTACCAGATCGTTGGATTACTTCAGTACAAGCTAGTTTGTCTCACAAGTTGGCGCTACAACTTCCGGGTGTTGAGTTGACTCGCATTCAGTATCTTGAAGCTCAAGCGGACAAATTGTTCATGCAAGCCTCTAACGAAGAGCGCGACAAGTCACCAATCTATTTTCAACCTAATATAAGCTACTACACAAGATGAGCGTTATAATGACCTACGACTCGCTGGTGTTAAACATCCAGCAATATATGGAGCGGAATGATGCTGACTTTGTGGCGCAGATTCCTAATCTAATAGCATTAGCTGAATCGTCTATTGCAGCTGAGCTTAAAACTTTTTTACAACTTATTGTTGTGGAAACTAATCTTACCTCTAACGTGGCAGTTTTAAACAAACCATCGCGTTGGCGTAAAACTGTATCCATGAAAATTAATGGTCAACCTGTCTTGTTACGTAGTCAGGATTATATCGCTCAGTATCAATCTGAGTCATCTACAAGCCAGCCGTTGTACTACGCAGATTATGACTATAACAACTGGAACTTTGCGCCGGTTCCGGATAAGAGCTATCCAGTAGAAATTATCTACTACGCTGAAATACAACCACTAGACGCGTCTAACCAACAAAACTTGTGGACATCTATTGCACCACAAGCAATGCTTTATGGCGCGCTGTTGCAAGCTCAAGGGTATTTAAAAGCACTAGACAAATTACCTGTCTGGAAACAATACTACACAGACGCAATTGCTGCATTGAAAAAAGAAGACAATTCACGTCGTGTGGATCGCAATACATCGGTTCAGGAACCATAATAAATGACTACTCCAGTTTATACCTCACCCTTTACAGGCACCGTTGTAACTCCAACGGATGTATCTTACTATGCGCTGGCTTTTAATTCAAATACACAGCTTTCTTGGCCCAGTACAGTCAATGGTAGCGAAATACCCGCAGCTCGCATCATTGATTGCACTCCTAGCACTGGTGGCTTATCTATTGCTCTTCCTGAAGGTGATCAAGGAACGGTAGGCGCCGACATTCTGTTTCGTAACCTAGGATCTAGCACCTTTACAGTAACAGATTTTCTCGGTGGTAATTCAGTAACTGTCCCCGCTGGTGTGTCTAAGTATTTTTACCTCGCCGATAATACTACTGTTGCAGGTACTTGGCACAATGTGACCTTTGGAACTGGCACATCTTCTGCAGATGCAGCCTCCTTGGCTGGAAATGGTCTAACAACAGTAAATGGTCAACTAGCCACAACACAAAACATTCTTGATG